TTCCAATATTCGGGGACAACTTTGATTTACCCGAACGGAACTGGAGTGGGGTCGGTATTATTGGACTCCTCGACCCCGGTGTCCCGCCGCACTTTACACAAGATTTGGCTCTGATCTTGATTTTTGGGTTTATATTAGCAGTGGGTATTGGGCTCATTTTCAGGAAATCAGAAACACCACAGGATTAGTCCACTACCCAAAGTTTTATCTTTAATGCCGGATATTTGGGCTGACAGCTCAGATATTCCTTTTTAAAAAAGGAATCGCGTTAGAGCATATTTTCACGGACACTCTAACGCGATATTGTTTGAAAATTTACGGGGTCATGGTGCAAACAGGTAGCACGCTCGGCTAGGACTCGAGTGACTGAAAACGCCGAGCGGGGTTCGAACCCCGCTGGCCCCACTCAATTTTCAATTTGTGCCTAAAAGGATAAGCACGGGATAGCATTACGAATGTACACCCAACGGGTTAACTTTGTCAACCCCTGCCATTTCCTTTTAGTGCGGTTCGAAACTAATAGGAGTAATTATGACCAATCTCAGCTACCTTGACACCAAGGGCACACAGGCGTTCTTGTCTGCTCTTGCCTCCGATACCGGAATTCCGGTATCGGAACTATGCGAAGTCAAGACTCTGCGCGAGTTATTGCGTGAGTATCCTTATCAGGAAATGGCGTTCGTTGATTGCGTAAATGATGCCATTAGCGAAGGTCTTGACAGCCTTGGGCGGTTTTGACCGTTTAGACGCTCTGTAATCGCGTTCCGTTAACTAATCGCCTTTACATGGGCAAAACTTTTAGTATATAATCGCGTGTATGACAAAAACAGAAGCAGACCTTCGCGAAATCATCCAGTTCAAAGTTAAGCAGACGGGCCGCAAAGAGGTGGCACTTGATCTAGGCGTTACCGAGTCTTATGTGTCGATGTTGACGCATAACAACAAGTTTCCGATCTCGTCAAAGATAGCGGAGCGGCTAGGGTATCGCATCGAAAAAGCCGTAACGAAATTATTTTTGCCAATTACTTGACATTAGTAAAAAAATAATTTACTATCTTAAGTGTCGGGAGATGCAAAGCAAGCCGACAGTAAAACAAAGATGCTGGCAAACGTTGAAAAGTTAAAAGGAGAAACGCAATGACTAACGAAACGATAGAACGACAAGTATACGATATGACTAGCGAGGATGCCGCCGCGATGTTTTCCAAACTCTGCGAGATCCTCGACGAAAGGGTGATGGCAGAAGCAATTGTTGATGCTTTTGGTAAAGAGGACTCATCACATTTCGCAGAACTTATTTACGAAACACCACGAGCATCGCAACGGGAGGCAAAATGACTAACGACCAACTATCCACCTGTTGCGGGGCAAACCTAACAGACGAAACCTACGGCCAGCGATGCGGCGAATGCCACGAGCCTTGCGGCGTTATCGAGTTCGAGGATGCAGACGGCGAGCCGGTTGCAATGTACGTTGACGAACAAGGATACCTACGCGATGAGCCTTACGCGATGAAAGGCGGCAAGGTCACACTTGGCGAAGTAATGATCGTGGCGTGGATTCCCGTGGCGTTATTTATTGCGGCGTTTTGCTTGCAAGTAGCGGGGTATTGATATGTCAGACAACGAGATCATCAATCGCATCCGTCAAGAGAACTCGCGGCTATGGGATCGTTTAACGACAGAACAGAAGCGAGAGTTTATATCGCAGATCGAGGGCGATGCCTGGCGGCTTAACGAACCATTGAAGGACTTTGTGGAGGCAAGAACGTAATGACATACCAAGACGAACAAGAGAGTGAGTTAGCAGACAGAGTTATCACATTCCTTCGGTGTGAGTCTTGCGGGGAACGCATCAAAAATGCGTTTGGGGATGCGTGCCAATTAGCCAATTCAGCTTTTGAGGCCGGGTGGCGGATAGATGATGGGGATGTAATATGCAAAGTGTGTGCAGTATGACAATCGAAGCACTCAACCAACCTAACGACGACGAAGCCAGCTACTTAGCGGCTATGTATGAAGAGCGTTTACGTTACGCTAACTGGCATTACGAACTCGGCAGATCAATAGGCCGGATGCAGCGTCTAACGGACGAAATGACCGAGATAGCGGACAGCGTTAGCGACGTGGACATTTATAGCCCCGAAGCTATTAAGGAACGTAGGAATTGGCCGATTCCATTCTGAGGTTAAAGATGCCTATACCAGTTAAAACACGACCGAGATTCAAATGCCAGTTTTGCCTATCGTATCGAGCGATGATCAAAGCCGTCGAAAGGCACGAGAGGTTTTGTTGGCAGAATCCTAATCGCAAATGCGAACTTTGTGGTAACACGGGGCAAGTTGGCTTGGGTGTTGGTGACAATATCAATGACCCAGAGTATTACGAGCCGTGTCACTACTGCTCGCAAGAGGACAAAGCGGTGACCGCAAGTTTGATTGAAAACAGATCAACAAGTTTCGGCTGAAAAAGTGCCGGATAGTGTGCCGTAGCAGCCATCGGCCCTGCAACAAACAAAATAGCAGTCAGGAGAAAACGAATGGGACTGAAAGAAAAAACAGACAACAATACAGCTTACCTATTGGTAAAGCATCACAGCTTAGTTTTAGAATCGAAAGAACCGCGAGAGGGTTATGAGCCTATCGAGGTAACGAATCCACGGACAAACGAGCAGATCATCAAGTACATCAAGCGGTATGCCGCTGTTGACGGGATGATCCGCAAGATCGAGTGGTACGATACGAAAGATAGTTACGTAGCCCGGTTTATGGGCATCAAGATTCATATTCGTGACGGCGGCGATTACTTCCAGTTAGACCTTCCATTTAATAGCCGTCCTTATGATTCGTTCACCAAGCTGGCAGAAAATATCGACTACACAAAGCCGGTTGAGTTTTCCGTCTGGCATGATCGCAAAACAGATTCAACGGCTTTTGCCGTTCGTCAGGATTCGGGAACTATCAAGTGGAAATATACTCGGGACGATATGGGCGAATGTCCACAACCGACACAAGATACATTCGGCAAATGGGATTTCTCAAAACAACGCGAATGGCTTTACGAGCGGTTAATGACCGTCATCATTCCGCAAGTCGAGGCGTTGAACGCCTTTGACGAACCGGAGCCTGAGTACACCGGCAATGATGCGGAAATCGAAGCGATGGAACGCGATGCCATTGCGAACGAACCAAAGGCCGACTTGAAAGAGGTATTGATTGCCAAAGGCAAAGCAGTCGCGGCAGATGAATCAATCCCGTTTTGAGGTAACACACGATGGCACTCCATGAAATAGACGCAGACCTGAAAACCGCAGAGGCCACGTTGCGGCATTGGGAAACGAAATATCCAGACGTGGCGAGGGGCGATGCACAAGCTAAGATCGAGTTTGAGCTTGCTTGGGCTGATGCTATTGACAAGATCACAAAAGCCGTTCCAGAGGGCGGCAAACAGCCAACCGTGGCTGTTATGGATGCAGAGGCTACAAGGATATGTGCGGCACAATTACGAGCCAAACGAGAAGCCGAAGCAGAAAGTGAGATTGCCAAGAAGCTGATAGGCATTGCTGAAACGACTTTAACCTCAATACAGACGCGAGCAAAGCTCGATCTGATAGAAGCAGGGCTTAGCCGTTAACATAAGTTTCCGGTCGCTTTAATTTGCGTTTCTCGACCGGAACGCGGGGCGGTGGGTGTGAGAATTTGCCGCCTCGCAAAAAGATTAAAGGGAAAATTATGTGTACAGAAAATCTATCAGAACTAGCGACGAAAGCAGGCATTGCGGTAGAAACGCTATCCGCAGGAGCTCAGTTATCAGCAATGTTTAACTTTGCAATGTGCGTCGTCTTTAGCAGTCTCGCAATAGTGGCTTACGTTCAAATATCGAAATATGATAGACACGATGACGACAAAGCACTTTTAGCTATAGTGAAATGGGCTGCCATCGGGATTTGTTTCTTAGTCGCGGCTTGTTGCTTATACGACGGACTGACGGCTTATCTCTATCCCGAACTTTGGACGCTAAAGAAGATATTAGGGAAGTAGCAATTTTCCGTCTGCCCCGTTCTCCAGAAAACACCGGACACGTCAGGGGCAAAAGAGTGACACGGACGTGTCCACTGGTGGCGGGCGGTTCGATGATCGCCCGTAATTTTCAAAGATTATGGCGATATTAAACTACACAACAAGCATTGATGCAGGTAAAACCGCGGGCGAGGTACAAAATATTCTTGCGAAAGCTGGAGCAAAGTCGGTCGCTATTGATTATGCGGACGGCAATCCGAGTGCTTTAACTTTTACTATTATCTTTTGTGAACAGCCTGTTCATTTTCGGCTTCCGTGCAATGCTGAGGGCGTCTTAAAAGCCTTGTCGAAATATAAAAGCGGTGTTCCCTATTCCAAGCAAAACATACAACAAGCTCGCCGCGTGGCGTGGCGAATCATCAAGGATTGGACGGAAGCTCAACTAGCTATTGTCGAATCACAACAAGCTCAAATGGCAGAGGTTTTTATGCCGTATGTTTTTGATAACACAACACAACAAACGATGTTTCAACGCTTCACCGAGTCAACACAAAAACAGTTGACGAATGGAGAACTCAACTAATGTCATACAAAACAGCCAACGGAGCAAGCATACTATCGCCGCTATGGAATGATGATGCACCGAATGATTACCGCGAAAGTGCACCGTTCCTAGCCTATGTCAAAAAGGTCGATGCGGTGCTCAGTCGAGCAAAACATCCATTGTCGATACGCGAGATCCGTCTTGCGGTAGGCGGCAATGAGAACATACCGCAGCATTGGGTAGCAGATGCATTAGACTTGATCGCGGACGTGCATCACAGCTGGCAGATTTTGCCGACGCGATACTTCATCGAAAAACGGCGAAGCACGTATTATGCGAATCCGACGCCGGGGAATAAAAATGGTGGGTTGTTTCCACATAAGCGGGAAGCACATCGGGCTGCGGCACATTACCCGACAGCGGCGATCATTGGAACGAGGGAAAAATGAGCACACCAAAATTCATACAAAACAATTTATTGTTTGCATTGCCCATCGGCCTAGCCATCGCGGTCGTTCTCGCGGCGGTTGCCGTGGTGCGGGGGAGTAGGAAGGAGCGGTGAAGTATTTCAGTATGTTCAGCGGCATCGGCACAGGAGAGCAAGGAATTGAGCAAGCCTATCGTAATCAATATGAATCCACGGAGCCCTTCACGTCCAACGGCGCATCAGGGCGGTTCGGGATTGCTGATGTCGGACGGCGTGATGTTTTGCCTACAGACTTCGCCGCATCTCGTATTGGGGGGGGCAACGAATGCTTGAGTGCATCGGCTTCAGCGAGATCGATCGGTACGCTGAAGCCATCTATCGTTACCACAGAAATCACCGGAACTACGGAGACGCAACCAAGATTGTTCCAGACGGGCTTCCCGACTTCGACTTTCTCATCGCGGGCTTTCCTTGCCAGGCTTTCTCAATTGCTGGAAAACGACAAGGTTTTGATGACGCCCGAGGCACTTTGTTTTTTGAGATCGCACGGATTCTATCACACAAAAGACCGGCACATTTTCTACTCGAAAACGTTCGCGGTCTGGTTAGTCACAACAACGGAGAAACTATCTCCACAATTCTTGGGATTCTCGCCGACCTCGATTATTTCGTGGAAATCGCTGTTCTTAATTCGAAAGACTACGGGGTTTGCCAGAACAGGGAGCGGGCCTTCTTTATCGGACACGCTGCAAACGAATGTTCCCAAGAAATACTTTCTATCGAGGAAGGCGATAACTGGAATCTTGAGGAGATATCAGAGCGACAGTCTTTACGAGGACGAAATAAGTCTCTATCAGGATGCCTTGACACTCGTGGAGTGAACGCATTCGACCGGCAAGACCTCGACCGGCTGATATTAGATTTTGACAAACGAACGGTTAGACGGCTAACACCAATAGAACATGAACGTTTTCAAGGGTTGTCAGACGATTATTCACAATACGGGTTGTATGGCTCAGAGGTTCGGGAGGTAAGCGATACGCAGCGATACAAGACGACGGGAAACGCAATGACCGTCAACGTGATCGAAGCAATCATTACACGAATGATTGAAAAGGGGTGTTTAGAATGACCGAACAATTAGACCAAATCAACCGGGTGCGGAGCCAGATCGGGCATCACATCGAGGCGTTTCTTGGCGATCATTTGAATCAGGAATTTCACGCAGACGATATGAGGCGATATGTTGCGGAACGTGTCAATGGCTATATTGCCCCAGCAAGTGCAGACAGGATATTGCGGGATCTGCGACAGAAAGGCGTCGTTAATTACAAGGTCACGAATAGGCGTCAATCGTTGTATCGAGCGTTGCCGGTAACGCCACAGGGTAGGCTATTTTAAGGTTCTAAATCGTTGATTATGCAGGGGTTTAATGATAAAATGTATTCGGGTCAAACAACCACGCGAATGGTTGCCGACCCTAACCAAAATCAACCTAGTTGGAGGTCAATGATGGCTAACCAAAGCCTACCTAATTCTAATTCCGAAAGCAAAACGTGTTCCATTGACGGGTGTCCCAATAAATATCGCGCTCGTGGGTTTTGTCACACCCATTATGAACGTTGGATGAAGTGGGGAACCGCAGACAAGGCGAGACCGACCTTAGAAGAACGCTTTTGGGCGCAAGTGCAAAAAACCGAATCATGCTGGCTGTGGACAGGCAAGAACCGACTTGCGGGCTACGGGCGTATAAAAGTTGAGCGGAAATCGGTTCTAACCCACAGATTAAGTTTTGCAATGGCCGCCCACGGGCGAATGCCGGATCGGTTTGTCTTGCATTCCTGTGATAACCGTTTATGTGTTAACCCCTTACACCTTCGGGAAGGCAGTCATCAAGACAATATGAATGACATGAAGGATCGAGGTCGTCATCATGCTCTTCGTGGGTCTAAGATCTCAATTTCCAAACTAACAGAAAAAGATATTCCCGACATTCGGGCGATGCTTGCACAAGGCATTACACAGACATCGGTATCTAAAAAGTATGGGGTTAGTTCAGTGTGTATATCTTGTATTCATTTGGGTAAGACTTGGGGGCATGTCCAATGAACCACTACGCTCAAAAACGAGACGCAAGCCATACACAGCTTGTTAACGATATTCGCTCTCAAGGTGTCGAAGTGATCGAGATAATGAAACCGCTCGATATTTTGTGCCGCCTCAAGAGAACAGGCTTCATTGGTTTTATCGAGATCAAGCCGACTGGCAGACGCACCTATACGACGAAGCAATTACGGTTCATTGCAGAAACCACAGTGCCCGTTAGTTTCGCCCAGGATGCGGCAGAAGCGATGCGATTCTTGAAAACACAGGTGGGGTTATCGCAACTCGAAAAGAACCGTCTGGCGGCGTTCTGTGCGACGGCGACGAAGGATAAGTATAACGGCGAGATGATAGCACGAGTGCTAAAGGGGCAGATATGAATCGAATACGAACAATGTACGTTTGTCCGGGATGCCGCGATGCATACGAAAGTGAATTACAGGCGCGTGAGTGCTGTAGAGAAAATCCTGAACGATACGAATGCCCGATTTGCTTGAACTTGCATTACTCAATGCAAGAAGCCGAAAAATGCCTCAAGGTATGCGAAAAGCCGAAAGCGGAACTCAAACAGGAAGCCAAAGACGCATATATGCAGACGTTGATATTGGGAACGATGCCAATCGGCGGGGAAAGTGTATTCGTAAAAGAGTATTTAGAAAGAGAAAGAGTTTAATATGTGCCTCTTCTGCGATACACGATTGAACACGATCCGCGAGATGCAAAATGAGATCCGCAAACTTGAGAAGTCGGTACGCAACCACAAAGACGAAATGCGATACTGTGCGGCCTGTACACAAAGCAATAAGCCGCCCTTAAAGCATCCTGAACGGCGGTATTATCATCGAGAATATTATCAAAAGAATCGCGAGCGGAAGTTGGCAGCGGCTAAGATACGGTATCAGGCGAAACGGATTGAACGATGAGAATTTTATGCACGATATGACTAAAGGGAAAATAGACGAATACGCGGCGTTTTTAGAACGTAAGCGTCATTCGGTTATCAATGAGGGATTCGATGTTACCTATGTTCCCGAGATCGCCTTTGACTTTCAGCAGGCCATTATCACAAAAGCAGTAAAGAAAGGTCGTTGTGCAATTTTTGCTGATACTGGATTGGGGAAAACTTTGATTGAACTCGCGATCGCAAAGAACATCATTGAACGAACAAATAAACGTGTGTTAATTATGACTCCGTTGGCGGTCGCGTTTCAGTTTCTTATCGAGGCTGAGAAATTAGGTATTGATGATATTGAATATTCCAAGGACGGCAAGCATACGAAAAAGATCGTGATCTGCAATTACGAACGATTGCACTATTTTGAGCCTGATGATTTTGTCGCAGTCATTGCTGACGAATCCTCAATTTTGAAAAACTTTGAAGGTGCTACGAAAAATAAGATCACGGCATTTGTTAAGAAAACACAGTATCGGTTCTTGGCAACGGCAACGCCAAGCCCGAATGACTATATTGAACTTGGCACGAGTTCCGAGGCATTAGGGTATTTGGGCTATACCGATATGTTGTCCCGATTCTTTAAGAATAATAATGACAACACGGTAAAAGCCACAGCTCGCACACTTGCGAATGCTGGGGCCGAATGGTATCTCAAACCTCACGCTGAGACTGCTTTCTGGCAATGGGTATCGCAATGGTCGATCTCAATTCGCAAGCCTAGTGATATGGGCTTCAGTGATGAAAAATATGTATTGCCGGATCTGGTAGAAAATCAATACGTGGTCGCAAACAAAACGCCGTTAGTGGTCGATAATCAACCACGAATGTTCAACGAACCGGCTGTTAATTTCTTTGAACTGAAAGCTGAAACACGAGCAACACTAAAAGAGCGATGCGAGAAAGCCGTTGAGTTAGCAGCCAACCACGAAACGTCTGTCTATTGGGTCAACTTGAATGATGAAGGAAAGCTTATAGGTCAACTTGATCCTGATTGTGTTGAGATACAAGGCAAAATGGACATTGATAAAAAAGAAGAGATGTTAATGGCCTTTTCGAGTGGGCAAGTGAAAAAGTTAATTACAAAAACCTCGATCACTGCGTTCGGTTTGAACTGGCAACACTGCAATCACACTACCTATTTTCCGACATATTCCTACGAGCAATATTATCAGGCGATACGGAGGTTCTGGCGGTTTGGTCAAAAGCGGGACGTACACGTTGACTTGATATTGTCGGACGGTCAGACGCGGGTTATGGACAGTTTGCAAGTAAAAAAAGCAAAAGCAGATGAAATGTTTACAAACCTATCTCGTAATGTAAACAGCGTGTACGAAATCCAAAAACGAGCATTCGATCAGCCAATTATCAAGCCAACTTTTTTAGGATAAATATGAATAACGTAAAACAACAAACTATTACAGATGAGTATGCAGTGTATAACGGCGATTGTATGGAAGTGTTACCGACACTAGATGCGGATTCGATTGATCTATCTATATATTCGCCGCCGTTTGCCGGACTGTTTCAATATTCCAGCTCTGACGCAGATTTTTCAAACTGTGAATCTAAAGAACAATTTTTAGATCAATATGAATTTCTTATTGCAGAAATGGGCCGGATTACAAAGCCAGGACGGATCACGGCAGTGCATTGCACAGATATCCACGACAATCGGTGCTTCCTTTGGGATTTTCCGCACGAGATTGTCAGGCTACACGAAAAGCACGGTTTTCATTACCGCAATCGAATAACGATTTGGAAAGAACCATTAAAGGTTCGGATGCGGACAATGGTGCAAAGTCTGATGCACAAGTTTATCGTCGAAGATTCTACCAAGTGTTTTACGGCAATGCCTGATTACGTGTTGATATTTACAAAGGCCGGAGAGAACGCCGTTCCGGTTACACACCCTCACGGCTTTAAGCGATACTTTGGCGAAACTCCGATCTTGCCAAATATCCTTCGGGCATACAATAACGCGAATGACTCCAACTTTAACGAGGCTAGTTTTTGGGAACACTTGAACACAAAATATGCTTTACACGATGATCCTCAGACGAACAAGTTGAGTCATTACATTTGGCAACGTTATGCGTCAAGCGTTTGGGATGATATTCGTATTGATAACGTTTTACCATTCCAGGATAGCCGCGAAGAGGACGACGAAAAACACGTACATCCGCTGCAACTCGACGTGATAGATCGGCTTGTCGAACTGTATTCTAATCCCGGCGAAGTAGTGTTAACGCCGTTTGCAGGTGTAGGTAGTGAGGTTTACAGCCCTGTCAGTTTAGACCGCAAGGCGATTGGTATAGAGCTGAAAGACAGCTATTACAAACAACTGTTAATCAATTTGAAAACCGCTCACGAGCGATTTAAGAATGAGGGCATAGTGCGACAATTAGATTTTGACGTGGCAGCCTAAGTGATGTTTTTTTTATTTTTTCTTATTGCGTAGTAACGCAAATCTGTTACAATTATGATTGTGGGATTTAGTAAATTATTTGCCGACATTATTCACTCGACCGTGTGGCGTGAGCCAATGCACGTAAAAGTGGTGTGGATCACAATGCTCGCCATGTCAGACCGCCACGGTCAAGTTTTAGCGTCTATACCGGGACTCGCTGACTCTGCAAAAGTGTCTATTGATGAATGCTTGGAGGCGTTGCAAGTATTCCTTTCGCCCGATGAATACAGTCGTACAAAGGATTATGAGGGGCGACGAATAGCCGAAATTGACGGTGGTTGGTTGTTACTCAATTATGAGAAATTCCGCGAACGTCGAGACGATGAAGAACAGCGAATACAGACGCGCGAACGGGTACGGCGGTTTCGAGAAAAGGCTAAAGCCGTTGGTAACGTTGTAACAGAAAGCGTTACTGAAACGCTCAGTAACGACATACAGAAGCAGAAGCAGACACAGAAGACAGATACAGAAGCAAAAGAAGAGACGCCGCAAGCGGCTTCACCACGAAAAAAAGGATCAAGGATTCCAGACGTTTTCCTGCTGACCCAGGAGATGAAGGAATGGGGAAAGGCTCGGAGGCCGGAAGTCGATCTTGTTCTAGAAACTGAAAAGTTCGTGAACTACTTTCGTGCCGCGTCCGGTCGTGTGGCAACTAAACTAGATTGGCGGCTGACTTGGAATAATTGGATCTTGAATGCGAGAGGTACAAATGGAGCAAATAACACAAACGGCAAACGAACTGATGCAGAAGTCCTTGACGAATCAGCAAAGTTCTATCGAGAGTGGGAAGAACGCGAAGCAAGTAATTTCACCAATTGAACACGCAGCTCTATTCGCTCTTATCAACAAATCCCGGATGCTTAACGGTTGGCAGACTCGCACGGCACAGGAACTTGACCAAACGATACGAACTTGGAGCGAAATGCTGAATCATTACCAAATACCAGTTATGGCCTATCCCGAACTTTATCAACGTGGGTTTGATGTTCGTCAATCAAAATTGCAGAAAGGCGAACAGCCGCCGCAGATGGATGCAACGCTTTTGGTGTCGCAATGGACAGGTTCATTTGGACTTAAAGCAGAATTGCGACAACGCGAGATCGACGCAGGCCGCACGCTCGGAGCAAACGCCGAATCCATCTGCCAACATTGTCACGGCGGCGGTTTCCGGTTTGTCGAGGGCGGCGTGGTGAAATGCGATCACGCGAATTGAGGTGGATTAAGGAAGCGGCGGCGTAACACGCGGAGAGGCGGCAGAGGGAATATAAATTCGAAAAGGAGAAACAAATGAAACCTAATTACAAAAAACAAACAATTCGGCACGGCGAAATGATGCTCGTACCTGTCAACGACATTCCTGACCTTGAAATTGAGGAATCAGGGAAACGACTCATTCTTGCTCACAGCGAGACGGGGCATCACCACGTAGCCGCGGGCGATGTGATCAAGTATCGTCCTATCGTAAAGGGCGATTCTCGGTACGACGACATTGTGCGTAGTCTGAATTACGAGCCGTTTGACAGAGTGCCTGACGCATTTCAACCGTTTAGAGCCAAGAGTACGTCCGTGCTTGAGCATCTGAAATCTACGGACAAGCATGAGAATAAAACGATCAACGAAGGTTTGTACATCGTGCCGCTAAAGACAGAGTACGATCCATTCACGAAATTGATCCAAGCGGTTCGGGACTGAGAAAACAATGAAACAGATCACATCAATAACGTCAGAGCAAGAGGCACGTATTCCTCATTTCATCAAGAAATGGGTAGATGCTGCGGTTATTCCAATAGATCGCGAGATTGCAAAGAAGCGACTGAACGAGATAATGCCGGAACGAACGGTTTTATTTGCTGAGTCGATTCAAAATCTCACGGATATAATAAGACTGCTTATGCAAATTGCGAAAGCGAAATCGGTAGAATACGATTCGCAGCTCGATTCGCAGCTCGATTCGCAGCTCGATTCGCAGCTCCGTTCGCAGCTCGATTCGCAGCTCGATTCGCAGCTCGATTCGCAGCTCCGTTCGCAGCTCGATTCGCAGCTCCGTTCGCAGCTCGATTCGCAGCTCCGTTCGCAGCTCCGTTCGCAGCTCCGTTCGCAGCTCGATTCGCAGCTCGATTCGCAGCTCCGTTCGCAGCTCGATTCGCAGCTCCGTTCGCAGCTCCGTTCGCAGCCTTTGAAGTGGAGCCATTACACATCGTATTACTGGTATACGTGGGCAGCATATTATGATTTTGGTGCAGAGATAGGCGTCGAATTTGATGAAGCAAAACGTCAAGAATTTAGTGACGTATTACTTAACGCTCCGCTGATGGCCTTCATCGGCAATCTGATCATTGTTATCGAGAAGCCTGAAATTCTTTGGGACGCCGATGGACGATTGGGTAATGATAATCGAGCGGCGATCAGTTGGAAGGATGGTACAGGGCTGTACTTTCTCGATGGTGTATTGTTGACCCAGGACATCTGGAAGCAGATCGTTTCGCAGATGATGACCTTTGACGAAATTCTAGCCATCCAGGACGCCGATGTTCGCGCGGTTGCTCTTAAGTATAACAAGAATGCCATCATCGCGTCAGGAGCGGAACTGATAGACGAGCATCCTCAATTTGGCGAACTGTTCTTAATTGAGAAACAGAAGATCAATCAGATTCTTGATGAGAAATCGTTGTACTTTATTCGGATGAAATGCCCAACTGGACGTGAGTTCGTGGAAGCCGTTGAGCCATCTTTTGCAAGAAAGTATCCATACGCTTTGCATTGTCAGGCGGCAGCATTCGGCGTTCCGGTCAAAGTGTACGAGCAATTACAGCCACGTAATGAAGGTTAGCGAGGCAGAGGGCAGTATCCGTTGCCCCTGAAACCATTCTCGACCCCTGAAACCGTCGAGGATAAGTACAACCGCTAGCATTTTATTGTTGCACCAAATACCAGATAGTGTTATTTTCTATTTAATCAGATGCCGGGGCGGGATATCCCGCCGCGTTTTTGCTTTTCACTTCATCAAGGGAACAATTCAATGGCTTGGAGAATAGCTGAAAGTCTCGAGACTTTACGAAAGCAATTAAACGAAGCTTTTCCACGACGCTCAAAAGCGAGTGACGGCGGCATTGGCGACGCTAAACACGCTTCACGCTCCAGCGATCATAATCCGTACATCAAAAACAAGGGCATAGGCATAGTCACCGCGCGAGACTTTACGCACGACCCCAAGACAGGCATCGACTGCAACTGGCTTGCAGATATGCTTGTCAAGAACAAGGACTCGCGAATCAAGTACATCATTTGGAATAAGCGAATTTGTTCCTCGAAAACTTCACCGTGGCAATGGCGGCCGTATTCCGGCGTCAACGGCCATACAAAGCATTTACATCTATCGGTTATTGGAGAGTCAAAATTCTACGATTCAACGAAAGAATGGGATTTGGATTTTCCTGATGATGAATCAACCGACATCGCAACAGTTTCGGCGCAGACTCATCCAACCAGCCCCGTAGTAAGCACCGCCAAGGACGAATTACTCGGAAGCAACACGCCAACCGCCCCGACTACCGGCGGTAATCTGCAAGTCGAGCCTGCGCCGTCTATTGAGGTGAAACAAACAAGTGAAGAGAAAACCGCCACAGGTGTGGAAACCACCGAAGTCACAACGACCAATCAGCAGGACGTAAACGTTCCCGCTCAGGTTGCAACTTCGCAATACCAGGGCGTCGGGCTGTTCGGCGTTCTCAAGAAAGACTTCGCAGTAGTCACAGGCGGTAATCTATCGTTTCAAGGCATACAGGAATACGCAACGCAGGCAAGCGGTTGGCCGCCGTGGGTGATCTCGATAATCACAAAGCTCGCAACCGTCGCGATAATCGCCGGGGCCGTCTGGCTTGTGTATCGGCTCATCCATTACATCATCTGGAAAGTCGGCGAAATTAGTTGGAGCAATACCGAGGCTCATATTAAAAGCGATGTTACCCGCAAGGATATTGAACGGTTATGAATCTATTACCGCCATATTCGTTACGAGTCTGGAAAACGTTCGCGGCTGTGATCGGCGGCCTTATCCTTATTGCTATCGTGCTATTTGCGTTAGACCGCTTTGGCACGTGGCGAAGTAATCGGGATATCGACAAACGGAAAGCCAATATCAACGCGGTCCTGGCAAACATCGAAACAAAGGAAAGCACGATCGCTAACTTGCAAACCGAGGTTGCGTTAGAAAAGCAGGCGGCGAACATTGAGACAAAAGCATTATTGGAGAACATTAACACGACCGAGGCCACGAAAGAGGAAACGAATCGAGCGTTAGGGAATTTGGCGAATGCTAAGGGGAAGGACACAACGAACTCCAGCGTTGCCGATCTTGAGAAACTTCTAAAGCAATTAGAGCAATGAAACAGCTAATTCTCATAACCATCTTTCTACTCGCACCGCTTACCGCATTCGGTCAGTGCGAAACCGGCTCCGTATGCGTTAAACAATCCACGATAGATGCCGCTACAGCCGCCGCTAACGAGCTTATCGAGGCACGACGGGTCATAGAGGCTTTTGGGCGTGAAAGAACGGCGACGCAGGCAGAACGCGAAAGTGCGGCACGCCTCATTGATAGGCTAAACTCTGTGATCGCGGTTCAGGATAAGCTAAATCTCGAATATACCGCCGTTATCAATCTCTACAAAGAAACCGTTAAAATGCAAAGCGAGTTACTTGAAAAATTGATAGCCCGCGTTGACGCACCGAAATCAGGCTGGGCCAAGTTTGTCGCCGCTCTTAAGACAATCGCGACTCTGGCAACCGGCATCCTATTAGGACGAGGGGCACTATGAAACGGCATCTGATCAACGTCGCAACCATTCTCTGCATTATCGCAATGCTAGCTTTTTTCGCGTGGTGCTGCGCCGTAGCACTTGAGATTTACTAAACACACGACTCCGTAAAGGTCGGAGTTTCACTTTAACCTTTCCCACAATGAAAGGAAGTACAAAGGGAAATGGAACATAATGCAAAATATTACAACACTCTTAAACAAGCCGTTTTTGTCAGCACCGGGCTGACCATCCTTATTGCCATTTTAGCCGCTGTTGATATTATATTTTTCAATGGCTTAATGGCTTTTAGCAGTTGGGGCGGCAATCAGAGTATGGCAATTCCAACTATTGCTTGCTTTATCCTTTTAGGCACGGCCTTTCTATTGCAATGCATTCTCATTCGACACGTTGAAGAGGAATGCAATAAACATAATGATAAACGCTAATGGACATCGATCAGGGAGCTCTCAATACAACGCTTTCGGCAATCGGCGGCACAGTCATAGCCCTAGCAGCGGCGTTTGGTATCGGCAATCTGTTATTAGCGGCTTATCATCGTCGCATTAAACAACAGGACTCGGCCAATGAGATACACGAAACTAATCAAGGCAAACAGATCGATGCAGATATCGCAGCGTTCGTTATCGTATCGGAACGCTTGAAACTTGTAGAAGCTCGGCAGGATAAATTGGCAGACGACCTGGCCTCACAACGGGAAATGAATGCTCAAAAGGACGCTAAGATCGCCCATCTCGAAAAAGAAAATGTAGCACTCGAACGAGAGATTCAACATCTAAATGACATTATTGCTGAATTGCGTTGCGAATTAGATGCTTTGAAGGCAGTTGTGGCAGGGGATCACGCGAGTTAAAATCGGTGAGACGTTGAAATGTCGTAGAAAATATGGGAAACCCCGCAACCTTAAAACCAAAACCGTTTACTAGCGAAAACCAACCGCCGGGGTGGAAAAAGTCGCGTAAAGGAATACCTAATCGTGCAACGGTGTACGAGAAAATCCTTAATGTCAAGACAAAGGTCAAACTACCAGATGGCGAAGTAAAGACGATAACCGTCTATGAGGCGATTGCTCTCGGGCAGGCTCAATCAGCAATGAAAGGCAATACAAACGCGTGGAAAGAGATACAGGACAGCTTGCACGGTAAGCTAAAGGAATTGACGGAACACAGCGGCACGTTAGATGTAACTACCCGCGTTATTAAGCCCGGCGAATAAATGGCACATGGCGAAGTACAACCGAAAGTATTCGACTTTAGCGATAAGTCTCTATTCAATCGTGCTTACATTCCGTTGTTCAACAATACGGCGGAGTTTCTGCATTTGTACGGTTCAGCGGGTAGTGGCAAATCACGCTTCATTGCTCAACGTGAGATAATCGAATCGTTTGAACCGCATCGGCGGGGCCGCAAGACGCTGATAGTTCGCAAAATATTCAATACGCTCAAGGATAGTGCATACGCAGAACTTAAGACTGTGATCTATGGATGGGAGCTTGACGATTGTTTTGACATTCTCAAAAGCCCGCTGCAGATCATGAACAAACTAACGGGCGTAACGTTTCTATTCGTTGGCCTCGATGATGTTGAAAAGGTAAAGTCGATCTCGGGCGTTGATCGGATCTGGATCGAGGAGGCAACGGAGCTGACACAGCAGAATGAGCTCGACCAGTTACGCTTACGACTTCGCGGTTTTGATAACGTACAGATCACGTTAAGCTACAATCCGATCGATGAACATCATTGGCTCAATACCGAGATCCACGAACAAAAGCCGCAGGGGCACGAGTTCTTTCATTCAACGTATCGCGATAATGAGCAACTATTAGCAAAGGATGCCAATTATGCAAAGTTCATCGAAAGCACAAAAGACACCAATCCCAATTACTACCGAGTTTACGGACTCGGCCTTTGGGGACAAGTGGTCGAAGGCCTCATTTATCCTAACGCAGTCACCGGCGTGGAATTCCCCAAGATCGCAAACGGTAAAACCGCCGGAGCCGATGACATTCACTTTTACGGACTTGATTTTGGCTTTAGCGATCCTACTGCTCTTATCGCTGGTCACGTTCGCGATGCTCTGCCTAAAAAGCATTACATTGTTAAAGAGGTGCTGTATGAAAGCGGCCTCGATGCCCCGGCAATGGTGGCAAAATTTAACGCGATAGGCGTTCGCAAAGATGTTATGATAATTGCGGATAACGCACGACCTGAGATGATCGTCACGCTCAAGGATGCAGGCTATAAGATTCGCGGTTGTGAGAAGTTCGCAGGCAGCGTGTTATCGGGCATCAACACCGTTCGCCGCTATGATCTACAGATTGCGGCAGGGTCAAAGAACTTGACGCGAGAAGTACATAACTACCAAAAGAATATGGTTCAAGGCATTTGGACGGAGGAACCGGCAAAGAATCAGGTAGATCACGGTGCGGATGCTTTGCGATATGGGCTTGAGTCTATCAATACGCCAAAGTTTGAGATAGGCGAGTTTCGATTATGATCACCGAAAAGAAAGACAACGTAGCTGTAACGCATCCGCTCTATGATGCCGGGGCAAAGGCTCGCGAAACCTGGTGCGATGTTATCGCCGGCACGGAACGGCTGCGGCAAAAGGGTAAATCATACTTGCCAGCGTTCCCGAAGGAATCAGACGAAAGCTGGACGTTTCGACGCGATACCGCAACGTTGCAAAACATCACACGCAAAACGCTCGAAGCGTTATGCGGTCTTGTCTTTCAACGTGATTTGACGATAGGCGAAGATGCCCCGGCCGCGTTCGTTAAACTACTTGCTGAGAACATTGATAACAAGGGCAACCACCTAAACGTTTTTGCCCGCGATCTGTTTGAGCAATCATTCGAGGGCTATGCAGCGATACTTGTCGATAGCCCAACGGCAAGGGCAACGGATTTAGGCGAGCAGAAAACTTTGGGCTTGCGTCCGTATTGGGTGCGGTACTGTGCGGACGATATCATCAACTGGGATTACGAGATAAACGCCGTATCAAAGCGGCGTGAACTATCGCTTATCGTGTTTCGTGAAATGGTAACGCGAAAGAGCGGCACGTTTACGCGTGAATCAGTAACTCAGTACCGCGTGTTTATGTTAGAGAATGGCCGCGTTCTTTGGCAGCTTTGGGAAGAGCAAAAGAAAGATACGGGCACGAAAGAGATTGAATACATTCTCATTAACGATGGTGTTATCAATAATCAAACCGCGATCCCAGTTGCCGTCGTAGCCGAGCTTGGCGATAAGCCGCCTATGCTTGATATGACGTTTAAGAACATCGAACATTATCAAACATACAGCGATTATAAATCCGCGATACACAAGACGAATCGCCCGCTATTTTATAGCGTCAATCTCGATGGCGAACCAGCGGCGTTAGGCTCTGATATGTGGTTCAAGTGCAACGAGGGCGGATCTATCGGTTTCGTTGAACCTGCTGGCAGTTCGTTTGATACTACCGAGAATTGCTTAGAGAACATCAAACGCGAGATGGGACAGCTTGGCCTTGCAATGCTCGCCGGGTCAACGGGCGTCAAGGGCGATACAACAGCGACGGAATCAATGCTCGATTCGATTCAGGAAACGTCAGCTTTGCAAGTACGGGCATTGCAGTTAAAGGATGCTATTGAATTAGCAATGGGCTTTACGGCTCAATACCTCGGCGATGGTATCGACAAGGGCGGCAGTATTGCTCTTGGTGCAAACTGGACGCAGATCGTATTGAGCGAGCAGAAACTGGCAATGCTAAACACGCTGGTTAGCGATGGTAACTATCCGCTTGAGTTTCTATTGCTGAAATTAGAGGAAGCGGGCGAACTGCCAGACGATAAGACAGCCGAGGATGCAATGGCAGCAATCGAGGCCGAGTTCAAAACTAAGCCGGTAATTGACGCGGGGATAATGCCGAATGAGCAGACAACGAATGAAACGCCTCAAGGCGAACAGGCGGCAGCGGCGGCTTAAGGACGCGGGCTTTCCGTCGCCTAATGATATTGCTAACGCTGAGAAGCTCGCAAAGAAGTGCGGGTTATTGGAATTGATGAATGCCGATCCGGTACAACGAAACGAAGAAAAGGTTTGAACGCGATGGCGTGGCAATATCGCCCGTCGAATTACGCGAGCTGATTGACAAACTAACGCTTGCCACGAAACGCGATGCACGGCGGTTAAGTGCAAGGCTGGAACGCGGCGAGATCACACAAGCGGCTTGGGCGGCGGGTATGCTTGCCTTGCTTCGAGCAGCTCACGTTGTAGCAGCATCGGTCGGCGGCGGCGGCTTATCGCAGGTCACTGATTCGCGATGGCAAAAGGTCGAGAAAAAGGTATCGTGGCAAAAGCGATACCTCGACAAGTTCGGAGCGGCGATAGTAGCAGGGACAGTGTTGACAACGGTTGGAGCGATAGCATCGAGGGCCGCAAAGTATGCATCGGCGGTGTATGTGACTTTCGCGAATGCGTTGCGAGAAGAGCAAACAGCGGGGGTTGAAAAAGAGATGCAATGCCGATTGGTGCAGAACTCCAAAGAGGGATGCCCTGAGTGTTCGGCAGACGCGTCCGAAGGGTGGATGCCGGTAAGCGAGATGGGCGAGATCGGCAGTAGAGAATGCGGCGATTATTGTTTGTGTGAAATTGAGTTTGAGGATGAGCTATTGTGACAGACGATTACACAGCAAACTGCACAGACTGTGGGCGTGAAATATGGGTCGTAGAAGTTATCACGCCAAATGATATTTTGCTTTGCCTGCCGTGTATGATCGAGCGTGAGAAAGATAAACTGGAATATGGTCGAAGTGGAATTCAAACTAGAAACGACGCGGCCCGTGCGGGTAATTAAGCGAGATCGTGATCGCGAATTGTATCTCGAACGCCACGAGCGGTCGTTGCTGCATTTGCTGATCGAAAAGGATATTGACCGGGCGAAAATCATCATTGAGAAAATACTATTGACGAAAAAGCAACTTCGCGTATAATTTGAAGTAACAATTCGCGTTTTTAGGGTCACACCTCATAAGAGACACCGCCCGCAAGATTCAGGTAAACGAGCCTGCATTTTGCGGGCTTTTTTGCGGATCGGTCATATATGCAATCACCCGAATACAAGGCCCATCAAGCGGAAAAGATGCGGCAAGTTTGGGCAACCAAGGCGAGAGGGCTTATCCCCAATGCCTCACTACGAAAAGACGTAAGTCTTAGGGGGACAATACTTTGGCTTCTTACAACAAGTTTCAGCAATTTTCAGAGAATCTCTGCAAAGGCGTTCACAACTTTACATCCGATTCGACGTGCAGCGTCACCGTTGCGTTAACCGCCGCCGCCAATGCTCCCGTAGCAACTAATGCGGTGCTTGCCGATCTAACGGAGATCTCGTACACAAATCTGTCATCTCGTATTGTTACCGGCATTACAGCGGAACATACGACCGGCACGGTGACATTCACGGCGACTGACCTTGTGCTTACAGCGTCAGGCGGGGCGGTGGCAACGTTCCGGTATGTCGTTCTTTATGACGATGATCCTACGTCACCGGCGAATCCGCTCATCGCTTGGTATGACTACGGATCGAACGTAACGCTGGCAGACGGTGAGACGTTTACCATCGACTTCACTTCGGGCTTTGCGACGTTGGCATAATTTCGCGGTTCGTTTTAACCATTGAGGCCGTTCGCGTTTGCAGCGGCGGCCTTTCTTTTGAGGTAACACAAAATGGCATCACGTTTCAAAATATTCAACGGCCCAAGTCCAACAACGGCGGCACAGGTTGCGGTAACGACTGGCACGGCTATTAAGACGCTGTTACAGCTTAAGCCTTTCAATATCGGCAAGATCATCGCGTGGGGCATCTCGTTCAACGGTTCGGCGGCGGCAACGCCTATTAAGTGTGAACTTGTCGAGACAGGCACGGTATTCGGCACGGTGACGGCACACGTTGACGCGGGGTGCGTTAAGATGGGTGGTGCAGATCAGGCAGCGGCATCTGTCGCAGGGCTGACGATGGGTACATCTGCAACGGGTTACACCTGTACGGCAGAGGGATCTATCGCCGTTTCGCGAATGTTCGACTGTCAGTTTGTCGCACCGACGAATCAGTACATTTATCAGTTTCCGCTTGGTCAGGAGCCGCTGATGGTCATTGGTAACGCAACGCGGGTCATCGTACACGCAGGGGCGGCGGTTGATGCGTATTGTTGGATCGAGTGTGAGTTTTAAGAAATGTAGTAGAGCAGAAAAAAAACAGGAGATGAAACTATGAAAATGATAGCAATTACAGCGATGTTGATATTAACCGGATTGATGGCCTCAGACAGATTGACGCCTTCAAGCAAAAGCGTTCGTCCAGCGGTAGCGGTAACAGTCATTTGTGCGAGTGCAAAATCTCAGTACAACTGGAATCAGTTCGGTATTATCGGCTCGGATTGCCGTGTTCAGTAGAGAGAGAGGTGATCGGTACGGTTAAATTCTGCGGTCTTAATTTTGACGTTACTGACGACGTATTAAGGCCGTACCCTGACGCAGAGTTGCTGGTGTATACGAGTGTAGAGAGCTTACAGGGTGTTAACCGACCTCATATCTGCGATGTTGGGACTGGTTCGGCCAATCTCGTTACTTGCATTCTCGGCAGACGCACAGACGCAATAGCGGTAGCAGTTGATATTTCGGCTAAGGCTCTTGAGGTTGCAAAGGCGAATACCCGTAAGTTTGGAGTGGACGGCCGGATCGAGTTTATCGAGTCCGATGTGTTTGGGAATGTCAGGCCGCAGTTATTTGACTTGATAGTTATGTCACCGCCGTATTTTACGGACGATCAGATCGCGGATCTTGATCCTGGATTTGTGTACGGCCCTGCGGAATCATTTAGCGGTCAGACTGATGACGGCCTTGCAATGACAAAGCGTTTTATAGCCGATATCCCTGATTTCCTTAAACCAAATGGGGTGCTTGTTTTAGAGGTCAATGATGGGCGGTCAGATGCGGTTAAAGAGATGCTTTTAAATCAAAAGATATGGCGGACGGTCGAGGTGATAAATAGTGTATTCTCTCGCACTCCTCGCGTGATACGAGCAAGGACATTTGCATAAATGGCTGTAGTAACCGATACATTCACAGCGTCAGGAACGTGGACTTGCCCGGCAGGCGTTACATCTGTGGATTATGCTGAGTGTCAAGGCGGCGGTGGCGGTGGTGGTGGGAGTTTTGATAGCGGTAGAGCTGCTAACGGTGGTGCTGGTGGTGGTGGTGGTGCGTACAGCAAGAAAAACACTATCGCAGTTACGCCGGGCAATAACTACACGGTCACGGTCGGAACGGGTGGTGCTGGTGGAAATGTTGGCGTTGACGGCGGCGTCGGTAATGACTCTTGGTTTATTGATACCGCTACCGTTTTGGCGAAAGGTGGAACAGGTGGCCTAAAGGGATCATCATCAACGTCGGCGGGTGGGGCTGCGGCATCTGGAGTTGGAGATACAAAATTTTCTGGCGGCGTAGGAGCAGGCAATTCAGGAGGCCCCGCAGGCGGCGGCGGCGGTGGGGCCGGCACAGCAAATGACGGTGGAAACGCTTCTACTACTACTGGCGGCACAGGTGGCTCAGTCGGCGGCGGCAATGGTGGCAACCAAGAAGTAGCCGGCTCGACCATCGGCGGCGGTGGCGGCGGCGGAAACATAGGGATCATCGGCATTGGCAAGGCCGGAGCCAGAGGCGAGGTTCGGGTCACCTATACGGCGATATCCGCATTCCCGCCCAACATATTCGCCCGACAAGCAGTAAACAGAGCAAGCACCTATTAAAGTAAATGGCACGGCACGGACGCGGATTTCCAATAAGGGCGCATACAAAATGGCCACCGTTGCCGTTGCCATTAACGCATTACACGATGACCGCCGACGCGGGATCGTATGCGGTAACGGGAAACACGGCAAGCCTAAAGGTTGGCTATAAACTCACGGCGTCAGCAGGGTCTTACGCTGTCACCGGAAACGCCGCATCGTTAAAGGTTGGGTATAGACTAACCACCGCGTCAGGGTCATACGCCGTCACGGGAAACACGGCAGGATTATATCGCGGCTATCCAATGGTAGCGGCGGCGGGCGTTTACACCTTGACGGGTAACGCGGCTACATTCCCGCGAACGTACAAACTGGCCGCCGATTCGGGAAGTTACACTCTCACTGGCAACGCTGCCGATCTGCGTAAAGGCTTTACGATGTCCGCCGCAAGCGGTAGTTATGCCGTTACAGGCAACGATGCGAGTCTCAAGTACGGACGATTATTGACAGCGACAGCGGGCGAATATTCGCTAACCGGCAACGCTGTTGGATTGTATAAAGGCTTTACGATGACCGCTTCGGCAGGCTCGTATGCCTTGACAGGAAATGCCGTCACAATGCCGCGAACGTGGCGGCTGGTTGGTGAAAGTGGGGCGTACACGGTCACGGGCAATGCGGCGGGATTGCTTCGCGGCTATCCGATGGTGGCATCGGCTGGTAGTTATGCGATCACTGGCAACGCCGCAAGCCTAAAGGTCGGTTACAAAGTCGTAGCCGCCTCCGGTAGTTACTCTCTCACGGGTAACGATGCATCGCTCGAATATGGGCGACTGCTCACAGTGGCGAGTGGCAGCTATGCACTGACGGGCAATGACGTTGCTCTCAGGCGTGGCTTTAGTATGGCGGCGTCGAGTGGCAGTTATGCACTAACCGGAAATGCCGCGAACTTATTGCACGCTCATTTGATGGCGGCGGCTTCGGGGATCTACGCATTAACCGGCAACGCGGCAAGTCTAAAATACGGGCGTGTACTAGCGGCAGTTGCTGGGAGCTACGCATTAAGCGGTAATGATGCGGCAATGCGTCACGCTCATTTAATGGCGGCGGCAGCCGGGGCTTACGTCTTGACTGGCAATGCGGCGGCGTTCGTCTACGGGCGGTTTATCACGGCAACCGCAGGCAGTTACACATTCACGGGTAACGCGGCAGGACTGAGGCACGATCACCTTATCACTGCGGCAAATGGTTCGTATGCGTTAACAGGCAATGCCGCAAATCTGGCATACGGTCGAATAATGACCGCCGCTGCAGGGTCGTATGTTCTAACCGGCAATGCCGTAGAATTTAATTTCATAAACTTCCCGAATATGCCATTCTATCTGGTAGTATCTGAGGGCCGCAGTTTGTTAGAGATCGGCACGGGAACGCAGACGATAGAAGTAGCAACCGGGCGACAGCAGATCGAGGTATCGTAATAATATGAGCCAATACAATTTAACTCACGTTGTAAAGATAGATGAGGTCGGCAAGATAATCGACTTCACGCTTCGGGATGTTGACGGTACGGTCGATCTAACGAATTACACCGTGACAATGAATATCTCGAAAGGCTCGACCGCCGTAATATCTGCCGCAGCGGTAACGAAACGCAATCAAGTCACGAATGAAGGCGAAGCGTATCACACCTGGACGGCGGCAACGATACCGGATACGGCGGGTACGTATAAGGGCGAGTTAAAGCTAGTCTATGGTTCGAATGTATTGTACTGGCCCGTTGACAAGAACAACGAACGAACATATTTCACAGTTATCGTACAAGAGGCGTTAGGTTAGGCGATATTTTCTTATTGACAAACGTCACGCTTTGCGTAAAATCTAATTAGGACAACAAAGGGTCACCATCCGTTAAGGATCACCGCCCGCTAGGTATCAGGCAAATGGCTTGCTACTTAGCGGGCTTTTCTGTTTTTAATCACACACCGCCGATAAGGTCGGCACACAAGGGCAAGGCTCAAAACAATATGGCACTCAAAACACGCATCGGCGAGGCCGATTTCGAGAAGTTATCAGAGGCATTGAAAACCGAATACATCAAAGACGGCGACGGCTATAAGCTCGATGCCGATTATGAGGATGTTAGCGGGTTAAAGGCGAAACGCGACGAACTGCTAAAGGACTTGAAAGAAAAGCAAGCACTTTTAGCAAAGTACGGCGATCTTGACCCGGACGCGGCGAAAGCGGCTATTGAGGCCGCAAAGAAAGCCGACGAAGAGGGAATGGCCGCTCGTGGTGAATACGAGACTTTGAAAAAGAAACTTGAGGAACGTCACGCGAACGAATTGCAGGCGGCGACGGCGGATCGAGACAAATTACTCTCCAACCTCAAGCGGGAAAGATTACAGAACTACCTTGTCGAGAAAGGCGTTCTGGCAGACCGGGCAGCGTATGCTTTGGTCGATATTGATAATCAGATCGAGCTTGCAAGCGATGACTCAGGGTTTTCGTTAAAGCTCAAGGGCGGCATCGGGGATGCCAAAGAATTGGAAACAGCGGTCGAAAGCCTTAAGGCAAAATCGCCATTTCTATTCTCAGCAAACGGTGCTTCGGGAAGTGGGGCTTCTGGAAGTGAAACGAACGGCGGCTCGGCTGGGTCGCAGCAATGGACGCGACAGCAATGGGACAGTGCATCAACATTGGAGCGAACAGCATTTAGCGAAGCGGGCGGCAAGATAACGTAAAAGATCAAAACACTTCTAGGAGCTTATTATTATGGCAAACGATTTTAGTAACATTCTGCCGATCCTTCAAGATCGAGCAAACGTAGTCGGTCGCGAGTTGACGGGCTTTATCGGCGCGTCTTATCGCAATGTATCGGCGGCAAGGGCAGCAAAAGATCAGGACGTAAAATATCCTATCGTGCCAGCGGGTACGACCTCATCGGTAACACCGGCGGCAACGGCTCCGGCTGGTACGGATATCACGCCAACGGCGGGTACTATTGAGATGACAAATCTCAAAAAGTATTCGTGGAATTGGACGGGCGAGGAAATGCGTTCGCTTGAGAACGGCGACATCGCGTCTTATCGCGATGTATTTGAGCAGACCATCGAACAGGGGATGCGGGCATTGGTCAATGAGATCGAATCCGCTCTTTGGACGGAAGCATATAAGAATAGTTCGCGGGCATACGGCACAGCGGCAACGTCGCCGTTTAATACCGCTAACGATATGTCAGATTTGGCAAACGTTCGCCGCATTCTCAATGATAACGGTGCACCGCTCAATGATCGGCATATGGTGCTCGGCCCGGCAGGTTATGCCAATTTGCTCTCAAAGCAAACCTTTGCATTTAAGGCGAACGAGGCAGGCGGCACGGATTCGGCTCGGACGGGCTTTATCCCGAATCTCTACGGTTTTGATATTCACGAATCGTATCCGATCACGACACACACGGCAGGCACGGCATCGTCAAGCACGGTTAGCAATGCCGGTTATGCGGCTGGCATCAAAACGCTGGCATTGACCGCCGCTGGCACGGGTACGATCCTTGCTGGTGACGTTCTCACCTTTGCGGGTGAAAATGCCGCTCATAAATACGTTGTAACCGAAGGCGATACTGATGTATCTGACGGCGGTTCTATCGACATCGGGGCTCCGGGTTTGAGGCTCGCAATGTCAGCGGCAACGAAAGCGATCACGACAACTGCAACCTATACGCCGAATATCGCATTACAGCGCAACGGCTTGCACCTTGTAATGAGAGCTCCAGAAACAGGCAACGATGGAGCGGCTGATACCGCTGTCGTGCAGGATGCCAAGAGCGGCTTGGTATTCCAGCTTGCCCGATACGGCCAGTATATGCAGAGTTCCTGGGAGCTTCGCGTACTGTACGGCGTTAAGGCGGCGAACCCGCATCTGATCGCAACGCTTATCGGCTAAAGTCGGCTAAACATCAAGGGCGATATATTCCAATCGCCCTTGATTCTCACCTTTCACATTATGGCGAAAACATTTGTTACAATGCACGGCCCCGCGTTTGATGATTCAGGCGATCTTGTTAATCGTCAAGTACCGCTTAGCGATGTAGCAGCATACAGGGCGGCGGGATATGTTGATGGCAGTTTGCCGACGGAAGTATTCAAATCGGCGGCAACGGGCGAGTTTGTTAGCGATGAGTTTGCGGCTGAGAACCCGACGACGACCTACGCGACAACAAAGAAACGAACGCGAAAGGCAAAGTAAATGAGCTATGGCGCTGAGTGAAGAGAACCAATTCAAAGTTTCGCAGATATTAGGCGTATCGCCATCGCATATCGAGTACCAGCTTTCCTTGCTGTCGACGGATTTCACTTCGACGCGGCAGACGGCGGTTGAGGATCAGATCGAGCGGTTTGACGGCATAACGGATGACTTTACGAACATCCATCCTAATTTGAAAAACTTCGGGGCCGAGATCAAGTACAACGATCAAAAGAATGATATTCGTAAAAACCTTGCAGTTCTGCTTGAGCGGCTTGATTGGGCAGGTGGCAATACGATGCGATTGCAGAGGTCGTAAATGAGTTTAGCAAAGGTCTTTGACAAGTTGGGCGAGCAGATAGTGCCAAAGATCGCTGCAAAGGTCTTTCCCGATTCGATGTACGTAATGCGAGACGTTCTTACATCGGACGGCGGCGGCGGACAGATCAATGCCGGTCAGGACGATGTTGCTAACGGCGATTTGATACCTTGCACGTATTCACCTTTGGGTGGCGTCAAGGTAACGCAGGGCGATAGGATCACAAGTAAAATGCAATATGCTTTTACGTTCCCGACGAATCAGTTTACCTATTTGCTCGACGTTACAACGAACGACCGATTAAAGGTAATGGCTCGCGGCAATCAACCGGACAAGATATTTAAGGTCATTGTTATTGGCAACGAGAGCGGCGTAATAAATGAAGCGGTCTGTGAGTTAGAAGATGCGATCTGATGTCAGCTATAAGCGAAAAGATACGAACGGCATTATACGCGGCGTTAAACGTTTCGAATGTGACAACGTTAGCAACGGGCGGTATTCACTTTATGACCGTCAAGGACGGCACGGCAATGCCGTATCTGGTGCTAACGCGGATCCCGGCAGAGGTTGATTATGCGTTAGCTAACAATCTGATAGGCGAACGCGATCTATGGCTTATCAAGGCGGTTGTCGATAAAGACTCGAGTACAACGCTATCACCGCCATCGCTTGCCGAGGATATTTTGACAGCCGCAGAAACGGCAATAGGTACAACGCTTTCGATATCGGGCAATACAACGCAAAGGGTAAGGCGAACGGGCGAGATACCAAACTTTATCGAACAGGCCGGGGATCGGGCAATTTATCATCACGGATTTTATTTAGACGTTTACACCGATTAAATGGCAGACCCAAAGAAAGCAGCAAAATATCTCGCATTGACCGGCCTTGATACGGCAATGGGCAAACGCTTTGAAGCTGGCGTTACGATCCCAGCATCATCGCTTACTAAAGGCGATATCGACGCTTATCTGGAAATGAAAGCTATCGAGCCAATCGAGGCAAAGGCGGTCAAAGAAACAGAAGAGACTGAATAATGGCAATCGCTCAATCAAATTCGTTTCTAATGAACGGCGTGCAGTTAGCGTGCTTTCTAAAATCGTTTACACCAACGGCTGAGACTGAGGCACTAGATGCGACGGTGCTTTGCAATACCTACAAGTCGTTTGAATTTGGCTATCGTACAGGAATGATCTCGGCGGAAGGCTTGTTCTCAGCGGACGCGGTAAATGCTGACGATATTCACGATGTATTCAAAGCGGCGTATGATGCGGGAACATCAAACGTAGTTACGGCATCACTGGGCACGGTTGCCGTTGATGCTCCGGCGATTATGATGGACGGGCCGCAGTTGAAGTATGCCATTGATACAATCACAGGCCAGTTGATAACCGTGAACGCGGAGTTTCAGGCTACTAACGGGATCGCATTCGGCAAATGGCTTGCCAACGTGCAGCTTAATTCCGGCACGACGAACGGCACGAGTGTTGACAATACGGCGGGAACAACGAATGGCGGCGTCTTTCACGTTCATTTACATAACAACACGGCATCGGATTGTGATTTCAAAGTACAACATTCGACTGATAACTCGTCCTGGAGCGATCTTACAGGGGCGGCGGTCAACAATTTATCGGCGGCTCATTCTTCCGGTTCGGCAACGGTCGCAACCGGAACAACGGTTAGCCGATATATCCGGCTGGTGTCGGTAATAACTGGTGGTGACACAACTTTAGTTAGTGCGGCCTTTGCCCGCAGATAATTGAAATAAGGAGCAACTATTATGGCATTAGGCGGCAGTTCATCTGATTGGCGACACGGAACAAACGGGGCCGTTTCCAGTAACACAGACTTTTCGGCAAAGACACGCGGCGTAACTGCTTCGTTTGATGCCGAACAGGTCGAAGCAACCGTATTTGGCGATACTTATCGCGATTATGAACAATCGTATAAGAATGCGACTATCGAGGCAACGTATAAGCACGATACGACCATCTTCGGGCAGTTGACGGCGATCTATAACGCGGGCGATACAGTCACGTTTCAACTGGGGCCGACTGGCACGACTTCGGGCTATGCAAAGATCACGGGTTCGATGTTTATTACAAAGCTCGGCATTCCTGTAGAGGTCGGCAACTTACTGGAAATTCCGGTTAGTTGGCAAGTATCGGGAGCGGTAACGTTTACCACGTATTAAGGGATTGGGCGGTGAGAATCGCCCTTTGAACGCGGGGCGGAAGTGCGGACACCAGCGTGACCCGCTCCGCCTCATTTCTTTAGACAAAACTGGTGTTTTATGAAAAAAAGTAGCTTTAACAAAACCATACCTTGTACTTTCACTTATAATTACGTTAATGCCGAGGGCGAAGATGATAGCGAAGTCATTAATGTAGTTCTCAAACAAAATTCATTTCGTGAATCCGTCGCGGCGGCAGACGCGCAAAAGGACGAAGATCGCGGCCTTGATTATCTCGTGGATACGGTCGCAGATCGGCTTCTATCGTGGGATATCATTGATGATGATACGGGCGAACCGTTGCCGACTGATAAGGACACATTAGGCGAATTGCCTGATATGTTTCTGATCCAGTTATCGACGGCGATGAATGAAGTTTTGCAGCGTACAAACCCTATCAAGCCGCCATTGACGAACTTGGAATCTGGCTCGGAACCGGCGGCGAAATTGGCGAGCCAGACGAAGAAACCTTTAACGACTACAGCCTGATATCGGCGGCTAGATATTTGAAAGTCGCGCCGTGGGCATTAGAGGCTCGTAAGGATAAGCAGTTTTGGATCGCACGGGCCGCGATGTTTCGACAAGCTGAGAATACAGGCGAGCGGATAGCAATGGAGCGGGCACAAAAGAAACGCGACTTGCACAATAACTAAATGGCGAGATTACAGCAAAACCTAACACATATCGCACGGCTCGCACCGCAAGCGGCAGCAGCGGCTTTGTTGCAAACCGGAGCGGATATTGTCGATCTCACAAAACAGATAACCCCCGTCGATACCGGAGCATTAAAGCAGTCATACGGTGCAGTTCCGATCAATAATTACACCGTACATATTGGCTCGGATATGGAGTATGCCCCGTATGTAGAATTTGGCACAAGTAAGATGTCAGCACAGCCGCATCTTGTGCCTGCGATGGTGAGGGCACAGAATATCTTTTTCAAGCGATTAAAGGATGAAGTAAAGAAGATCAAGGGCGTTTCGTAAACGATATATGGCATCGGCTTTTACATTATTTGGCGAGATCAAGGTCAATACGCAAGGACTTGACTCATCCTTAAAGCGTGCTGAAACATCGCTCAAAAAGACTACAGCAGAATTGAATCGTGCTGAGAAGGCAGGGCACAATGCTGCTCGCGGAATGGCTAATATGCGGAATTCGACCGCAGCAGCGGCTCGTTCAGCTAGTTCGCTAGGTGCTGTTTGGGGAACTGTTATAGGCAGTTCTGTAGGTGCGTTGGCGGGTTTCGCTATTAAAACGGCAACCAGTTTCGATTCCTTAACGCGAGCCTTAACAGCAGTTACAGGTTCGTCGGCTGTAGCAGCACAACAACTTATTAGACTAAAAGAAGTAGCTAAGTCGCCAGGTTTGGGATTTAGAGAGGCGATTCAGGGTTCGGTAAATCTTCAAGCCGCTGGACTGTCGGCACAACTTGCTGAACGTAGTTTAATGGCATTTGGTAATGCTCTTGCTACTGTTGGTAAAGGTAAGGCTGATCTTGACGGTGTTATTACTGCTCTATCTCAAATTCAATCTAAAGGCAAAATTTCAGCTGAAGAGATCAATCAACTTGCCGAACGTTTGCCACAGATCCGCGTTGCAATGCAACAGGCGTTCGGAACGGCGGACACTGAGAAACTTGCTAAAATGGGCATAGATGCTCAAGCCTTTATAAACAAAGTTGTGACTGAGTTTGAAAAGCTCCCGAAAGTTGTTGGCGGGGCACAAAATAGTTTTGATAATTTCAAGGATGCGGTAGAGCAGGCAATATTACCGCTGGGTAATATATTGATAAAGGCAATAACACCAGCTCTGGATAAATTAGCCGCCGAATTGTCAAAAGATAATTCCAATCTGCATACAGCAGCCAAGACTTTGGGGGAACAAATAGGCGAGTGGATCAATCAGGGATTACGAGAAGCTAGAAACGGAACTGGTGGTGGTAGCAGTAGCATTGTTGCGGATTGGTTCAAAGATTCCGGGTTGGTTGGCCCTATCGTTCGCGGAATGTTGAAAGATGCAGGATACACGCCGGATATGAGCGGTTTTATGTTGGCGTTAGAAAAAGCAGGCAATGCATTGAATCAGTTGACCGCACGGGCGATCAGAGCAGTAATCAAAATGAATACTGATGTCCTTGCGGCTATTGTTATGGGCGGCCCTCGTATTGCCGCCGCTGCAATTCGTATAGGTGTAGAACTTGTGCAGGGTTTTATCAATGGTATTCAATCAAAAGCAGGGGAAGCAGCCGCAGCAGTCAGTAATTTTTTCAAACAAAATGCGATAGCAAGAGCAGAAGGTGTTTTAGATGTTCAGTCACCGTCGAAAGTATTTTTTAGAATTGGTAAAGATACTGCACAGGGTTATATCGACGGCCTCGCATCAATGAAAACTGGCGTATATGCGGCAATGGCCTCAATGTTAGATGTATCTGGTGCGAAAGGTTTAGGTAAAAAAGACGCAGCGGGCGTTGAATTATTAACGGAGCTTATTCGTGAATTAGACCAATTAACACCTCGAACGCGGTCGCAAGCGGTTGCCGCTCAGTTAACAGCCGGAGCATATAAAAATCTAAATGCAGAAGTACGCAAACGCATTGAACTGGCGGCAGAAGAATTAACTAAGCTTGAAAAGATCAAAGAGTTTTATGATGCCATTGCTAGACGTTTTCAGACAGTGGGTTCAGGTGACGATGATGCCGGGGCAGGCGGTGGTCGGACTTTAGGCGATTCGATTGTCGGATGGCGCGGCTTGGGCGATGGCGTTGATGGCGGAACGGCGAACCCGTTTGAGGCGATGATAGATCGTTTGACTGGGGGCATCCCAAAGGTCAAGGCGTTATGGTCTGACTTTTGGGCAACGATGATTGAAAGATTAGATTATTTCAAATCGCAATTACCATCGCTCAAACAAGCAATTGGTGAAAACCTTATATCATCCATTTACGGCATCGGTGACGTATTCGCCAATGCTGTCACTCAATGGGATGGCACGGCGAAGGGCTTTTTCAAATCACTTGCGGCAGGGTTCAAACAGCTTGTGTCGCAGATCGTTGCGGAACTCGTTCGCTTGATGGTCATTAAGGCGATAATGTCACTTATTGGCGGCATTGCGGGCGGCTTTGGCGGCGGTAGTGGGGCATCATCAGTTCAACTTGGTTCGTGGGGCAGCGTAACGCCTGCCGGGCCAGGCGGCGGTGGATTCTTGAGCGGACTCGGCGGAATTTTTCGCGGAATGTCGGCAGCTCCGCCAATGTTACCGGGCGGGGGTGGTGGCGGCGGCGGAATGTCAGCACCGCCTAGCAGTACGTTTAACAATACGGTTACGGTCAATATGCCCGGCGGCACAGGGTCATCTATCACGCCCGACCAGATCAAACGTGCGGTGCTTGCGGCACTGGCACAGACACAGCAGAGGAACAAATGACGATCCACGTTAAATATTTTCCGTTATCAATGCAGGGGCTTGCAGGCGGCGGCGGGTTTAATACTGATATCACAATTGGCAAATCAGGCCGCGAAGTTCGCAACGCAAACTGGCAGGATGCCCAATGGCAATATAACGCCGCGTATGCGGTAAAGAATCGGGCGGATGCCATTGTATTGCGAAACTTTCACCTTGCTTGTTACGGGCGTGAGATCGGCTTTCTATTACAAGCGGGTGACGATTACCAGATACCGGATACAGGTTCGACGCCGCAAACGATAAGCTCGATCACCTCGACCACGTATCAGATTGCCAAACGCTATACTGATTCCGGCGGCAATATTTACACGCGAACCATCACAAGGCCATCAGCTACGACGACTGATCTAGCTGTGTATGATAACAGCGTTCTTAAGACGCATACGACGCATTACACGTATTCGACAACAACGGGTATTATCACATTCACTTATACGCCGGTTACACCAGTCACGATCACGCTTGCAAAGTTCTACGTGCCTGTACGATTCGATATCGACCGTATCGACCTCGATATGTTTATGTGGAACGAGAGCGGTACGGACACGAGCTTGCACAACGTGCCGTCGATACCAATGGTGGAGATACGCGAATAACCAAATGGGGGGTGCTTAATATTTCTCATACGCCGCGAAATATACAAGGCGGATACACGGCATCGGACTTCTGGACACAATGGAACTCCGATACGCCGCGAATTTGTTTGTGTATCAAAGTGACATCAAAAGCCGAGTTCGGGTCAGCAGTCATAGCGTTTACAACAAACTCGCGAGATATGACCTTGCCGGGTCACGGCGGGGTTACGTTCCTATCGGCTCCGGGAATGACACCGACTATTGTAGAGCAAGGTTTGGACGAAGCCGCTAATCTTGAAATGACGGGCGTTTATTCCTCTGATTCGTTCTCGCAAACTGAGGTTTTAGCAGGTAAGTGGAATTACAGCGAGATCGAAGTATTTAGTGTTTCGTGGCAGAATACATCGCTTGGCGAACTCGTACATTTTAAGGGCAATCTTGGCGAGTTCAAGGACTATCAAACGTATTTCACTTGCGAGGGTAGAGGGTTGATCGCTCGGCTATCGCAAGAGGTAGAAAAGGTTACGGCCCGACTGTGTCGAGTGAAAGAGTTTCGGGATGCGGAGTGCGGTCATACGGCTTCGACCGTGACGATCTCAGCGGTTGTGTACAACATCTCGCAAACGCTAAACGGCATTGTGTATGGCCCAACAACTGCTTGGATGGATGTTTACACGCTAACGATCTCAGGCAACATTCCACCTGATAGTTTTTACGCAAATGGCAAAGTGACGGGAACGAGTGGGCCTAATAGTGGTGTTTCGCGTGAGGTAGCCAATTCTACTTATTTTGATACGGGCAATCCGGCAACGAGTTATATTCGGTTGTTTCTGAAACGCCCTTTTCCGTTTACTGCCGCATCACTTGCGGGCTATACGATCATCGCAGGATGTAACCGCACGCCCGAGGATTGTATCAAGTTTACAAATATTGTTCGTCGCCGTGCCGAGGATTTCGTTCCCGGCATCGAAGCTGTGTCCCGCGTACCTACTCAAACATAATGACCTATACACGCCAACAGGTAGCAGATAAGGCACGCTCAATGCTCGGCGTGCGTTTTTTGCATCAAGGCAGGTCACGACTCGGCGTTGATTGCGTCGGCCTGTTGTACGTCATTCTCAGTGAGCTTGGATATGACGGCATTTGTGACGTAGAGGGTTACCGATCGTCGCCGCCGTCACGGGTCATTTACGATACGATGTGTTTGAACTTTGACGAAATACCCATTAGCGAAGTTGGCGTTGGCGACATCTATCTAATGCGAACGGGCGGACGCAAACCGCGTCACGCGAGCATATTGATAAGCGATGTTTACGATTACCCGAACGGCATCGAACCGGAAGTTGTTCACGCCTACGCGACCGCTCAGAGGGGCGTTGTGGTAAAAGAAACGTTAAATCAATGGCGGCCTCAATGCGTAACGGGCTTTCGCCTTAGGGGGTTAGAAACATAGATGCCTCCAGCAGTAGCCATATCATTAGCGATTAGTGCGGGCGGAATGGCCTTGCAATATTTGCTTACGCCTAAGATCAAGCCGCAAAAGACTGACAAGGGCAAAATGGACGATATCCGTATTCAGGGGTCTGATTACGGAACTATCATTCCCAAAGTTTGGGGCAAGGCACGATTAGCAGGCAACGTTGTATTTTCAAGCGGCATTGACCATTACACGGTAACAACGGGCGGCAATACAGGCGGCGGGAAAAAGGGTGGCGGGGCTAGTGAAACCGAGCATATTTACAAAACATCGCTCGGCGTGCTTGTTTGTCAGGGCGAGCTTGCAACGTTTGATCGCATTTGGGGCGATGCCGATCTAATCATAAACAATCTATCGGCGGCGACGGGCTACTTTGAGGCTGAAGATGCTACGTTGTCGGGCGGCGCATCTAGTTTCGTGGATGCGACAGCTTCAGGCGGCGATGCTGTGCAAAACATTGGCAGCGGTGGGCAAGTCGTTTTTAATACGTCTAGTGTGTCTGCCCCGGCCTTGCCGCGTCTTGATCCTGATGAGACGGCATTAGCCAAAACTAAACTCACGTTTTATTACAAATCGGCAACTGATAAACAAGCAGTGATAGATACCGAAGATACGTCACCGGCAACGCACGATTTCGCAGCATCACCGAGCGATTGGACGGCGTATGAGGTTATCGTTGACGGTTTTGCAAACACGGTCACTTACAATAATGCGGGCGGGCCTGCTCCGAATCTGGATAGAATTCGTGTTGAAAAAGAATGGGAAATTGTCGGGCAAGAAAATGTCGCATTTCAAGTAAGCGGCGTGGTCGATCCTGATATTGGCTATCCGACAAATCTGGACAATCCGGGGCCGTATTACAATTACCCGCCGGCATCGGTAAAGAACGGCACAACTGAGACTTACACGCTAACAACGCCTATTCCCGGCGAGGTGATACGCTTTTACACCGGAACAGAAATACAAACGGCGGACTCTAAGATCAAATCGTGGCTCGATACGCGGTACGGTGCAGGCGAAGGCGATCTGCGGGCATCGGCAATGCGTGGATTGGCTTATGTGCTTTTCCAAGATCGCACGTTAAAAAGTGCCCGTGTCGAGAATTTTACTTTTGAAGTTGATACCGACGATGCAACGGTCAATACAATTTTAACCGATCTGTTTACAGCGGCTGGCCTTTCAGCAAGCGATTATACAATTACGGCAACGGCGGGATTAACGCAAGAGGGCTTTTTAGATCATACAAAGCAATCCCGTAAAACGCTTGTCGAGCATTTGGAGCGATATCATTTCTTTCGCATTGGCGAGATCGACGGCGAGATCAAAACCATTCTCGATACATTTACATCATCAGCAACGGTAAGCGAGAACAGTTTACGGGCACACGCAGCGGGTGAAGATATGCCGGGCTTTGATGCGGAAGTTGTAGTTAAAGACGAACGCGAATTGCCGCGAGAAGTTCGTGTTTCGGTAATGCAGCCGAATCTTGAGTATCACAATGAAACGGTAGCGGCTCACTTGTTTACTGTTCAAGGCAAGGAAACTAAAGATTATGGTTTCCCAATCGTGGATAGTGCCGTCAATGCCCGAACGGTTGCGGAAAAATTATTGTTAAAAGAACACGCCGAATCATCGGCGTATGAGTTTTGGGGGATGCCAGAAATGGCGGTGTATTCGGTAGGTGATGTTATCACGGTTCCGATCAATGATGTTGATTACAAAATGCGTATTGAAAAGAAGCAAATGACCTTGCCGATAGGGAAGATACGCTTTCAATGCGTTGCGATCAATCCGTTTGCTCCGTCTTATTATGTGGATGATGTCACAGCAACCTTGCCAATGGCGGCAGTGCAATTTGTAGCAGAGCAATTTCCACGCAACTCTATTGCGTTTGTCATTCCGTCTAAACCAATACGCGGTGAAGATAAAGGCAAGCTCGGTGTCTATCTCGCGTTATGCGGACGTGGTTACGGGCAAGGTGACACGATCTCACTCTATCGTGAAATGGATGAGGATAATTATGTACTGCAAAGTGTTCACGATACGCCCGTGCCATTGGGATTATGTGAGGACACGCTAGGAAACTGGGCGGGCGGTACGGCGACAGAGGACACTTCGAATATTTTGGATATCTGGTTCTTTGACGATGTAACGCTTGAAACTGTTTTACAGGCCGACATTGACCGGCATCCGCACGTGAACTTAATTCGCATCGGTGATGAATGGTTACAGTTTCGGACCGCAACGATTCAAACGTTGGAGGATAACAGTCCTTATCGCTCGAAATGGCGGATCACAAATTTATGGCGGGGCAAGTACGGCACATCGGCTGAAATATCGGCTCACGCGGCGGATGAGTACGCGGCGATTGTAACGCCGCAACTTGTATTCTTTGAACTGGACGCGGCGGACGTTGGCGAAGTGGTCAACATTAAGGCCGTAACCAACCGGCAAGGCGTCGAGGTTGCCCCGATATCATCATTTACATTTACACCGGCGGCAAGCGAATACACGGTAACTAACGGCACAACTGATAGGGCATTTAATGCAAACTCGACAAGCATTGACGAACTCGCGGATGTTCTAGCAACTGTGATAGACGACCTTAATTTATAAATGGCAAACTTTGGGAATGTTTTAAGTGATCTGGCAATGGCGGCGTGGCAAAGCGTTCGCCGCAACGCCGCCGATACAGCTTTCGAGGCGTATGATACGCGGGCCGCGAGGCCGTTGTTTGAAAAGCTAACCACGTTTACTACGACTGCGACGACGGAGCAGACCGCTCATTTATTTAATGTGCTGCGAAGTCAATTTCAGGTGAACGGCGATAGGATACTTTTCTCGTACACGTTTACAACGGACTCAGCGGCAGGTGATGTATATTGCCGCATCAAGTTTGCGGGTACTACGCTATTTGACAGCGGCACGAATATTGACCCGACGCTTGGCAATAGCCAAACGCTTGTCATTACCGGCTGGGTGTCTCGCGTTTCGGTTAGCAAAGCAAGATATAGCATTAGCGCGGTGCTAACCGCAGCGGTCGGCAGCGGCGATACGTCAAAACAAGGGGAGATCACGGGGCTGGATTTCCCTGATCGCTTGGGCAATAGTTCTGGCACGGCATACGACCTGACAGCTACTATTGAAACGCCGGATAATATAGGCGATGCTTCGCTTACAATGTGCGAGGCTCGCTTTGTCAATGCTTCGCCTGTCGAACTACCTACCGGGCTCTGGGCGGCGTATGAGGCCCGCTCGTACAATGGGGCGGGCGTTGCCGTACCATCTGACGGTGCGAATCTATCAACGGCGTGGCAAGACCTTACGGGCAATGCAAATCACGCGACGGTTACAGGCACGCCAACGTTTGAAACTAACGAATGCAACGGTGAAGCCATTGTGCGGCTCGGGGCGGATAGTAATGATTACTTTACAATTCCCTCGATGGATGCGTTTACGGCGGCCACGATATTGTTCGTCTGGAAGATCACTAGCCTGACCACGAACGCGGGTAATAATCTCGGCGATTCCGGTGATGCAGCGGCGTATCCGTTAGCAGCTGATAGCCATCTTTATGAGGAGTTCGCTACGACGGTCAGAAAGGATTGCGGCACGGCGGTAACGCCGCTAAATGCGTATCACACGACAATGATCTGGTCAGCCTCAAACGATTGGCGAATGGAATTAAACGCAATGCTGCAATACGCAACATCAACAAATACGGTAGGCTCGCCCACGGCTCCGACGATCGGTTTCAACGGGTCTGCTGAATATCTCAAGGCTGACATCGCGGCAATTTATATTGATAATGCGAAAATGACTTCTGCCAACATCAGTAAGTTGCAGCACTATGTTGCCCAGGTATGGGGCGTGTAAGAAAGAACTATATCAAAGAAGTTAAGAGAAGAAGAATTTGGTAGTGGACTAAAGCTGTGGTGTTAGCCTATTCCCTCGGTTTCTTGAAAATGTTAATCTAGGTTCGTGCCTAATCCTACCAAAAAAGACCGAGACGAGATCACGATTGCTAAGTCTATCTTTGATGAGATTGTCGAGTTGACGGAAGAAACCCCGAAACAAAAGCGCGCCCGAAAAGCCGGGCGCTCCAGAATTGAAAAAATTAGCCCTGAACGGCGGTCAGAGATCGCAAAGGACGCCGCTCAGGCTCGTTGGGGAAAATAGAAGCTACTCGTCGTCTTCTAAGTCGTCTTCGTCAAACGAATCATCGTACACACCAGACTCACGAGCATCTTGAATTACCGCTTCAAGGTTCCAATATTCGGGGACAACTTTGATTTACCCGAACGGAACTGGAGTGGGGTCGGTATTATTGGACTCCTCGACCCCGGTGTCCCGCCGCACTTTACACAAGATTTGGCTCTGATCTTGAT